CGGGGAAGCCGTCACGTACACGGTTCTCGCGTCTGCGACGACGACCACGGTGGCCACGGCGATCGAGCTCCTCGTCGAGGCGGTTACGGGTATCTCGTCCACCTCGAGCGGCGCGGTTATCACGATGACCGGAGCCTCGGGAGCGTTCGTCACGGTCAAAGACTGGTCGCACAACCTCTCGGTAAAGGACACGACGGCCGACCCGGGCATCGAGACGGACATGGACGCAATCCTAGCGGCCGACCCGGACTGGTACGGACTCATCCTGGACTCGCAGAGCAAGGCCGAAGTCCTCGGCGTGGCGGATTGGGTCGAGTCGAATCGCAAGCTCTTCGGCTTCGACATGATTGATACCGAGGTCACGGACTCGGGCGTTTCAAACGACGTCATGTCCTCACTGAAGACTCTCGCCTACGCGCGAACGTACGGGTTGTACTCGAACAAGAGCAATTGCGACTTCGGTGCCGCGGCGTGGATGGCGCAGCGGTTCACCTCGAATCCGGGCTCGGATACGTGGATGTTCAAGACGCTCGTCGGCGTCAACCCCTCGTACCTCACGGATACGGAGTACACGAACCTCCGCACGAAGAAGGCGAACATCTACACGACGGTCTCTGGAATCAACATGACGCAGGACGGTTGGTCTGCGTCGGGAGAATTCCTCGACGTGACGCGATTCGTCGATTGGCTTCAGGCGGAAATCCAAGTCCGGGTCTTCACCCGCTTGGCGAACTCCGACAAGATTCCGTACACGGACGGCGGAGTCGACCTTATCAAGTCGATTATCGCGTCGGCTCTCACGGACGGCACGATTGCCGGGGGCCTCGCTGCCGACCCCGCGCCGACCGTCACGGCTCCCTTGGTGGCGGATGTCAGTTCCCTCGAGAGGGCTAACCGGAACCTGCCCGACGTGGAGTTCCAGGGGCGACTCGCGGGGGCAATTCATAGTCTCGAAATCACTGGAAGGTTGGCTGTCTAATGGCGTTCGCGATTTACGATTCCACTGAAGTTACCGTTGTGGCCATGGGGATTCCCATTGACGCTATCGGGGGCTACGGCGAGGACGAGTTCGTCAAGGTCGAGTGGGACGAAGAGGGCTTCAAGAAGAAGACCGGAACGGACGGCCACGTCACGCGTTCGAAGACGAACAACCGAGGGGCGAAGATTACCCTGACGCTGATGCAGTCTTCGAAGGCGAACCTGGCGCTCTCGGCGCTGTACAACCTCGACAAGAAAGCCAAGAACGGGGCAGGCGTCGGTCCTTTCCTCATGGTCGACCGACAGGGCCTTACGGTCTATGCGGCGTCCAAGTGCTGGATTGCTAAGTGCCCGGACCCCTCGATGGGGAAGCTCGCGTCCGAGCGAGTTTGGCAGCTCGAGTGCGCCGACCTCGAAGGCGTCGACGGCGGTAACTAATCCTCCTCCCACCCCTCCGACCCACCAGGACCCCATTGGGTCCAATCGAGTAGCACGTACCGATGAGTAAACTCTTGGTATGGCACTTGAAACCAAAGAAAAACTTATTGGGAAGAATACCTACAAGGTAACACAACTTGGGGCCGTGACGGGTCGCAAGGTGTTTGCCAAGCTGATGGGGCTCGTCGGTCCGGCGATGGCGGTCGCCGCTGGGGAGGGGGGAGTCGAGAAGGCGCTCGCTTCCTTGTTCTCGGGTTTGGACGACGCCAACATGGATTACTTCTGCGACCAGTTCGCACCGAACACAATGGTCTCAACGGGCGGGAAACTCTTCAAGCTTTCGGACATCTTCGACTTGCACTTCGCGGGTAACTACGGGGAGCTTGCGTCGTGGCTATTGTTCTCCTTGGAGGTGAACTTCGGAGATTTTTTAGACGTGCTAAAAAGTCGGGTGGTAAACGCCCCGGAACCGGCAAAGGAAGCGTCCGAATAGATATCCCGGACCACGTAGATTGGTGGGTCTGGAGACTACTTACGAGCGACAAACTTACGGTGACTCTGGGGGAATTAGAACGAGACTGGTCTTTCGAGGATGCAATGCAGGCTCACGACGCACTAACGGCAATTCAGGAAGCGGAGGCGAGGGCGTATGGGAGCTAATGCACTCAAAGAGATTCTCGCGCTATTCGAAGTCAAGGTCGACAAGACTGAACTATCGAGTCTGAATAATACGATAAAGGAGACGATGGGGGCGCTTGGGGGGCTCGCCGCGTCTTTTGGCATCGCGTTCGGTGGTAAGGAAATTAAGGAGTTCGTACAGGACCAGATAGATGCTGCTAGAAAATTGACGTTCACGGCGGAGAAGGCAGGGTCTACGGTCGCGCAGATTCGTGAATTGTACTACGCCACCGAGGTGACGGGCGGTTCCGTCGAAGATATGGGACGCGCCATGGTCTTCTTGCACAAGTCCATGGGACAGGCGGAGAACGGGAACAAGGCGTCTGTAGAAGCGTTCCGACAACTTGGCATCTCCGTTGCAGACATAAAAACGCAGGACCCACATGAAATACTCATGCGGACCGCTGACGGTCTCAGCAAAATCAAAGACGTCGGCAGGCGTACCCAAATAGAAATTGCTACGTTCGGTCGAGGCGTGGCCAAGGTCATTCCCGTTATCCAAATGGGTAGAGCCGGCATAGAAGAACTTGGGGAGGAATTCCACAAATTGGGGGGCGACGCCGCGGCCCCCGCAGTGAAGAGATTGTCGGACGCTCAGAAGGAAACGAAGCGCTTGGGCGCGGTAATGAAGAACGTAAAGTTTGTACTCGCTGACGCGGTACTTCCAACGTTCATGAAGTTCGTAGACGTTCTGAAACAATACGGATTGAAAGTTCTCTGGTACGCAGAGAACACCTACGTACTCCGAACCGCGTTCTTGGCGCTCTCCGCAGTCGCGGGTGGAGTGCTTCTATTCAATCTCATCAAGATTGCGAAGGCCCTAGCGTTTATCAATCCCAACAAGCCTTTCAGTATCAAGTCTCTCCTTTCGTTTGGCTGGCAAGCTGCTGTCGTCGTGGGCATTGTCATGTTGCTCTACGCAGCGTTCGATGATGTCTACACGATGATGAAAGGGGGAGACAGTGTTCTAGGAGAATTCCTAGAGAAGATCGGGGGGGTTGCTGGCAAAGAAGCGTTTATTCAAGCGATTACTGAAGCTGTAGGGCACCTACAGATGACGTTTGCACAATTAATGCCGTCCCTGAAAGAGTTCGGCGGAATTATCGTAGAAGTTCTTCCTTACGCAATTTTCAGCGTCGTAACGGTATTCCGCGAGTGGGCACTCGCCATTGAAATGGTAATCAACCATTTCATAGCACTCCGCAAGATTCTTTCGTTGGACTTCAAGGGAGCTATCGAGACGGAAGCTAGGACGGCCAAGGACGCCGTCAAGTTCATGTCAGACACGAAGAACACCTTGTCCATGATGATTGCCGCCGCATCCCAAACCAAAGAGCAAAAAGCTAAAGTAAATACGGAAATGGGCGGCGCACAGAAATTGGATCTCCCGGACCACAATTGGTACTCGATGGGGCAAGCCCGGAACGCGAAGCAGAACCCCGCTCCCGTGAACGTGCAAGTAACGAACCACATTAACGGTGCGGGCGACCCCGGAGCCGTAGCGCAGCGAATCGCCGCTGCTTCGCAAAACGCATTTGACACGGCCGCGGCTGAACATGCCGCAGGGAGCTTCGGAGACTAATGGCCGATAAGAACAACAAGACGTTTGCAGGTGGGGCTCTGATAACGGCCAAAGACCGAGTCACAGGCGCAGAAGGTTCAATCTTTTTTGATTGCGTGGAATCCTACTCGTTTGATTCCAGCGTGGACATTACCATGTTCCCAGTAGAAGAGGGAGTCGACATTGCTGACCACGTAAGACTCGCCCCTGCTGAATTAAAACTGACGGTCTTCGTCACGAATGCACCTGTGTCAAATCTGACACAAGCCTATGGGCAGTACGGCGGGGAGGTGAAAAGCGTGAACCTCGAGGTCAAATCCTACGAGGCCCCTCTGGCTCCCACCCCTGGCGCGGTATTCAGCAAAATAGGGAGCGCGATTTCTTCGCTCTTTGGGGGGCCTCCTCAGTACAACGCTCAAGTGCTGAAGTTCGAAAACGAGTTCGATGCTGTCTATGATACGGAAATTATACTTCTGAACATTCAGAACGACGCACTTCTCTGCGACATCACGACGAGCATTCGGAAGCACGAGAACTATCTGCTGAAGAGTATCTCCCGGAACAAGGGAGTAGAACATGGGGATGCCGCTTCGTTCGACCTTACGTTCCAGAAGATGCGAATCGTCAAGTCTTTGGAAGTGGTGGCAGCTAAGCCGAAAGAGAAAAGGGCAGAGCCCCCAGTAGAGGAAGCCTTAAAGGACCCGGTCCCTGTGGAAGAGAAAAAAAAGCAGTCCTGGGCATACTCGTTAACGCGTTGATAATGTACTAAGGAAATGCACTATGTCAGTACTTCGGGTACCCACCTTCGAAACTCCGTTCTACTCCCAGACCACAGCCCTTGATGGTGTGAACTACCGTCTCCGGTTCAAGTACAACCAGCGGGAAGACTGCTGGTATCTCTCGATTGGGACGACGGACGGTATAGACCTCGTCAACGGGGTGAAGCTCGTAGTCGGTATCCCTCTCCTCCGCCTCTTCCCCGACGAGCGGCTACCTCCGGGGGACCTTATGGTTTACTCGGACGGCACGAGCGACGGCCCCCCAGGGCTCCTCGAGCTTGGCGCGGGGAAGCGGTGCGAACTCTGGTACTTCGACCGTTCCGAGTACGATGTCTGAACTCTTCAATAGAACCTACCGGCTCACGGTAGGCCCTGTAGAGATATCAAATCTGAAGGTCGAGTTCCGTGTACGGAAGACCATCCGGCGCGAGGCCAACACCTGCAAAGTCAAAATCTGGAATCTCAACGAGGACCATCGTCACGCCATCGCGGTCCCTCCAGGGCAAGCGGGTTCAGGGCGAGGAAAGATTGGCGGGGCGAAGAAGCACCCGAAGACCGCCCTCACGGAAGCAGAGCGTGTCTCCCTCCGTTTGGAAGCCGGGTACAACGGGGAACACACACAACTCTACTTTGGCGAAGTCCGAGCTGGCATCGTCAAGCGAGAAGGCCCCGACGTCATCACGGAACTCTCCTCCGGGGATTCCGAGAAAGAGATGGCGAAGGCCCGAATCAATATTTCCTACGGCCCCAAGACTCCCCCCGAGGAAGCGCTGAAGGCTCTCGTCTCGGCGCTCGGCGTCGGGCAGGGGAACTTGACGAAGGCTTTGCAACTACTCAAGTCGAAAGGCGTCGGGTCTTTCGGCGCGACGGGGAAAGTCCTTAGCGGAAATGCCGCGAGGGAGCTACACGACTTCTGTCGTTCGGCTGGGCTCGAGTGGTCTATCCAGGACGGGCAGATTCAATTTCTAGATCTCGGCACCCCCCTCGAGACGAAGTCTTCTCTCCTCCTTCGCCACGACACGGG